TATCCCCCCTTTGTTTACTAAACCTCCATCAAGTACTTGCACTTGCACACCTTTAATGCTATTGTTTGGTAAATCTGTAACCCTATCCCAAGTGCCTGTTCGCACTATATAAATATAATTTTCAGTAGCATTAGTTTGGTCTTTTACTAATATTTTAGCACCATCATTTAAAATTACCCCATCAACTGTTCTTTGTCCATACAAATTTACATTTGCACCTATACTCGCAGCATTAACCGCCCCATAAATACGAATATTGCCAAATTCATAACTTGACAAAGCAACATCAAACTGAGCATTCGTAATCGGACTATTAGCATTCGTTGAAGGCAACACATAAATTGGTTGCGTAAACGTAAACGGTGCATTTACGTTTACACCCAAACCATTTATGCCAGTAATTTGATTTACACCCAATACATTTGTAACATTTACCACAGGCGAAACAAACCTCAATTCATTCTGTGCATCAACTTGCCCAAATGGTTTACCGCCTGTAACAAGTTCTTTGGTAATCAAAATGCCATCTGAACCCACCGAAATGCCCGAAACCGCTTCTATTCGTCCATCAACCTGAAAGTCAGAATCAACACCCATTTGCTTAACTATATCGCCATCGCCATCTGTTATTGATTTGTCGTAGAGAAGATTGTAGCCTAACTTTATTTTACCGCCTAAAACATCGACAAGCGTTTGATTCTCTTTGTTGCCGAGTGTTATGCCTTCAGCGTTTGTACCGCCAAAAATTAATATTCCTTTATTGCCTGCACGTGGGTTTGTTGTGTCTTTTGGAAGTGAATCAATGCCACCGTCCGGGTAAAGTATGCCGTGAGTTGTACCGCCTTCCGTAGTAACAGGCTTATTAAACTTTTCACCTAAATTAATTAAGTTACCAACTTCTGATTCGTTACTTACCTCAACTATTGTATCGTCATCAAAAACGTTATATTTTTTAATGCTTATACTTAAAGCATCTGCGTTATTTTCGCTTAACAATAATTCTGTTGTATTAGTAGCTACCTTGTATTCACTATACAATACAATAAATCTTTGGTCTGAATCAACTAAATAAGGTGTTTTGTTAATGTCGATAAATCCATAAATGCTACCTTCAAAAATATCTCCAAATTTTGCTGTTACTTGTAATTTATCAATTAATACGCTTTCAATTAGTGTTCTTTTAACTGTTTCTGCTGTTCTTTTCCATTTTCCGCTTGTTTTTGATAAAGTGTCATTTGCAATATCATTTAAGTAAATTCTATAAACACTTAACGGCTCATAAATATCGTTACTGTCTTTGTAGTAAATTCTATATTCATCTTCTTTTTTTGATGAAGTCAGCGAAGTATTAGAAATTTCGTATTTCTTGCCAACAAAAGTTTTTTTAAAGTTTACTGGCTTTCCACTAATTTTAATGTTTTTATATTTTACCGTTGTTCCAGTAGGTGTTCCGCTTCGTAGGCGAATACCTTCATAAATGCGGATTTTCATGTATTTAAATTGGGTCAATAAATTAAATTCTCCTATATTTTCCCAATCAATTTTAATTAACCTAAAAGAATCTACCGCTTGATTGTATGAGTAAATTGAAGATGGAACTAAAGTTAGTTTGCCAAATTCATCAACATAAGTTTTATTTGCTCCATTATCATTGTAAAACTCTACCCTAATACGAAGAGCGTCAATGTCGGCATCAGAATAAGTTTCAGCCTCAAGCGTAAAAGTATCAAGCCCTTCTACACTAAATTCGTCAGATTCTAAATATTTATTACTTGTCAATGAAGCATCAGCAATCGGTGCGTTTAGTTGAATCTGTGCTGGACGTGTAGCATACGTATTTTGAAATATAATTCCACCGCCAACATTTTCTTGTACTTCACCGTTTACCCAACCGCTGCCTAAATTCCATTTGTTAGGTTGAAAATTAGAAAAGTCTTTTAATTCTCCGTTTAATACTAAATTCTTATCTGCTCCAAACTCAAAGTTTGCTGTAAATTGTTGAATTGGTATTGATTTTCTAATTTGTGAATTTGCAATGACTTTTAAACCATATTTATGAATATTTACATCGGTTGATAGTGTTTTATTTGCAGTTTTTACAGCTAAATAACTATAAACTCTACCCGAAATACTGCCATCAATTACTTCAATAGGTGAAGTTATACACCAAACACCATTGACTTGTGCAATTCTTAAATCATGTTGTAGCAAAAGCCTGTATAAAACTTCGTAATAATTAATATTAACTCCATCTTTATCTATAAAAGATTCAATATTTACAAAACATTGAGCCAAAGGGCAATCGGAAGAAGTTTTTAGCATTCCATCTTCGTACTTATTATAATATATTTCGGTGTTTAAATTATAACCTATTTCATTTAAAGATTGAATAATAATATCTTTAAAAGATTGTTTTTTACTTAAAACTTCTGGTTTTACGTTTACAAAGTTTTTATTTTTTAGTTGATTAATACCATCTTTTGCCATTACCGATATGCTTGAAACTTTATCATCTTCAAATTCTTGTGAAGAGTAAAAAGGTATTAGCCAACCGATAAATTCAATAACATTATTTTTATAAATTTTTACTTGAAACTTTCGCTCATCGTCAAACTGTAAAATATTTAAGTTTAATTGGCTATTTACTTTAAAGTTTAAAATTGCATATCTGCTATAAATAGTATTAAATCTATTATCCTCACGGTCATAACCAATAGTTATGCCATCACCTACCATTCGCACTTCAATACTACTGCCCGAATAATTCTTTTCAAGCAATTCAATTTTCCATTGAACAGACGATAAGCCCTTTGCAGTCGATATGTATTTTATCCCGTATGCCATTAAAATGCCTTAATAGTTTCGTATCGTTTGCTTGCTGTTGTAATTACATCACCTCTTAATACCGTTGATTGAGTAGGAAAAGATAAGTTTTGTGTTTGACTCCCTGCTCTGCCTTGCCCAATCTTACTGCTGAACGCACTAAGTAATCCTGCACCTGCTGCTAAACCAATAGTTTTTAATAATGCTGTTGGGTCTACAATACTTTTAACTATAATTAATTTTGCTTCTGCTATTGCTAATTGTTTAAGCATATCTGCAAAAATATTTCCAACAGTAGATAGTAAAGAGTTGGCTAAATCGGTGATTGTAGCAGTACCCATTGCCATTTGGGCAATAGTCTGACCCATTGCCTCACCTGCTGCTAAAGCAATTTCTCCAACGCTGTTTTTTATTCTTGCATTAGCATCAACAATACCTTGTGCTTGAGCAATATAAGTTGCCGAATCAGATTTCCATTGCTCAATACCAATATCCATTCCTAAGATTTTACCCACCGCCCCTCTGTTTTGTTCACTTTGTATTCCCTGAGTACCTAACATTATAGACCTGTCAAGCCTATTTTGCATTACATCGTTTGTAATTTTCTTTCTGTCTTTTGGCTCAACGCTGTTCATTACGTCCGTTATCATTGTACGCTTTATTTCTTGCGGTACTATGAAAGATTCACGCTGTATTTTTACTAATTCATTTGCTAATGATGCTTCACGCTGTAATCTCCAATTTGCAAATTCGGATTCTAAGTTTTTTAAGCCTATCATCTTTTCACGCATTGCACTAATCTCATCTTCCGCTCGTTTTTGTGCTTCTGCTTTTGCTCGTTTAGTTTCGTCCTTCATCGACGCAATAATCAAATCACTTGTTTGTGATTGCATTGTTTTGCGTAGTGAAAAGGTTTCACCTAATATTCTTTCTTCTTCTTTTGCTAACTCTTCAAGTAATTTTTTTCTTTTTTCTTTATCTAAAGCTAACTCAATTTGTGTTTTGGGTGATTTATTACCTTCTTTTGGTTCAGGGATATATGATGGTCTTTCTGGTCTTTTTCCTTTTTGAAAATTTAGATAGCTATTAACTCCATATTGATTTTTTGCATCCTGTGTAAATCTTGCAGCTTGTGGGTCATAAGGTGTTGATTCATAAAATGACTTAAATAATTTAGCACGCATTTCCGCTGCCCCTGTTGGGTCTGTTACGCCTTGTAAGCCTGCAAAAGCCATTCCTATGCTAAGTAGTGCTTGACGTGCATTTGTTTTTGCACGAAATATTCTGTCATTAACGTCATCCCAATTTGTAATTATTAAAGCAGCAGCAGCCACCAATGCAGTTGCAGCTAAACCTGCTGGGCTAATTAATGCAAGAAATCCACCTTTTACCATAGGTAGAACCGTACCTGCTAATGCAAGTAAAGGTGGAATGACAATCGCAAGACCGCCCATAACGACTATCGCTTTTTGTGCTTCGGGCGATAACTTACTAAAACCTTCTGCTAAATCTGTAAGGTATTTGCTTGCTTGCTGAATAACCGTTTTTAAATCAAGATTTTTTACAATACTATCTCCAATAGTGCGGAGATTCATTGTTACGCTGTCTTGTAGGTTAGAATACAATCCACCAAGCGTTGTAGATTGATTTGCGGTCATGTTGTAAAACTGCCCACCTTCTGAAGTTAATGATGCAAAGGCTTTTTCAAGATTACCAAACCCAATCTTGCCGTCCTCGGTCATTTTCCTTATATCAACATTTGCACCTTTAAATTGCTTTCTTAATTCTTCTACAATAGGAATACCTCTACCTTGTAGTTGATTGATGTCATCTTGAAATAAACGACCTTGCACTTTAGCTTTTCCGTACAAATCTGCTAATTCTCCAATATTAATTCCTAATCCAGCGGAAACATCACCAAGCATTTTCATTTGCGGAATAATTTGCTGTTGAGCAAATCCAAACGCAAGCAAAGACTTTCCAGCCCCTGCGACTTCTTCAAATTGAAATGATGTAGCGAGATTATAGTTTTGCAAGTCCTTCATTAGCGTTTTGCCGTTCTCCATTGAACGTAACATTGTGCCGAAAGACATTTCTAAGGATTCAAACTGTGCAGAAGTTTGTAGAGCGTTTTTTCCTACTAACGCTAAAGGTGCGGAAATTGCAAGCGACAAACTTGTGCCAATTTTTTCAGCACGTTGCCCGAATTTTGATAGGCGAGATTCGGCGTTGTTCAATCCTCTTTGTAGTGCGGCACTATCTACGCCTATTTCAAGAAAAAAAGAACCAAGTCCAGCCATAATTATAGTTGTTGTGTGGATTTATTTTGCAGTTCGCTGATTTTCTGTAATTGCTCTTCAGCAAACTGCGTATTAAATAATGCTACATAATCAACTTTTTCCTTTTCAGATGGTAGTTGCATTATTTTTTCACGATCTAAGTGTGTTTTTCGTTCTGGTACTGAATTAGTTTGCCAGTAAATTATCTCACGAGTGTTGAATAATTGAAACTCATATTTCTCGTTTGATACCTCCGCAAGTAATTCTAAATCGTAAAGCGTTAAGCAATCAAGTTCTTGCGGTTTTATTGAATGACTCCAGGCCAGTTTGTCGATTCCTCGCCAATACTCGAACCAATCACTTTTTTTTTGTCGCTATCTTCTTTCGTTTGCTCTTCTGTTTTTCCGTTTATCTTTTCAGAAAACTCTTTTGCTGTCATTCCAAAAATGTTCATACAGAGTGCTGTACTAATCTTTTCGTCATCGGCAGTCGATAAAGGAAATTCATCAAGAATCATGTCAATTTCTTCAACAGGCATTTCCTTGAACTTTTCAAGACCTTTCTGCTGAATCATTGCGTTTTCGTAAGCAAACTTTAGCAAATAAGAATAAAATTCTAACTGATTGCCTGCTTCAATAGCAATAAAAAATAGTTGGCTTGGATTGCATTTAAAGTATTTGGTAAGGTGTCTTATCGTGTAAGTCCCTACCAAGCACGTTCCAAGTCCGTTTATTTCAAAGGGTTTATTTGTCATTTTATGCGTTTACTCCAACGGTTAAATCTCCGATAAATCCTAACTCAGCCGAAAACATCAATGCTTCTTCTGTACCCGAAGTTATTTCAAAAGAAAGAATCTTTACCGCACCTTGATAAGTTGTATCGCCTGTAAGCGTGTTTTTGATTAAAACGGTCTTTGTCGCTCTCGTTCTAAATGCCGTTACCATGTCATTAATATTGCGGTTATTTGCCCCTGGTTGAAAATCGACTTTACCATCAACGCTTAAAGTATAAGACAAAAGACCCATGTCAAAATCTTTAAATCCATCATTGTCTTTAGTTGTAAAATCAATTTGGTCTCCCGAACCGCTAAGCTTAATGTTATTAAGGTGAGCAACTAATTTGTTGGTAGCTGTCTCAATAAAGAACATTTTATGACCAGATGCGTTAGTTTTTGCCATGTTTTTGTATAGTTGTGTAGTTTTATATTTGTTCTAATAAATGCTCTATAATTATCACCTTTCGGTAAATTGTCTGTGCTATTTGTACTTGTGGCTCAAAAGTATAATCAGTTAATTTCTTTGTGCTGACAATATTAAAACCAGTAACCGTTACTCCGCTTTGCCCTGCCTGTGGTATCGCTGCTTGTAAAATGACATCAACTATCAAATCAAGTTCTTTACGTCCACCAAAGCCATCAATATAAGCCGTAACGATGTCAATATTAATCGTTACCCGATTATCAAAAGACGTTTTAGTGTTTTCGCTGTTCGATGTTTGCGAACCGAGAATAATATAAGGCTTGCTTGCTGCATCGGGTGCTTTTGAATCAAAAACAGTATATCCAAGACCGCTTAATAGCGTGTAATATGCTTTGCGTACTGGATAGGCTGTGTCTTTCATCGTCTGTTGCGTCCGCTATATCTTGTAACTGTTTTTTTAATTTCTTCTTTTAATTTTTTAGTTTCTTCTAAAAAAGCTGGAATCAAAAAAGGTTGTGCCGACCTGTTAATTGTTCTTACTCCTGCACCTTTAAACTCACTTGCAAAATCTGCAAAACCATTAGGTATTGAAACGTTACCGCCTGTTCCAAATTCAATAAAGGGTGCGTAAAACTCTGTTGCTCCAACTTTAAATATTGCTTTATTAAAATTTGGCGTTTGATAAATTGACCCTTTTAATTTTCCTGTATCAACTACAACTTTATTCTTTGCTGTACCTTCAATATTTGTTGCGGCTCTAAAAGTTACGTACGTCAATTCCCTTTTTAATTCCTTAGAATAAGCATTCATGTTTCTTAAAATCCCTGCTAAACCTCTTGTATTTGCCATTATCGTTTGACTAATGTAAGTTCTAAGACTAAGTTTCTGTTCATTACGTTTTTCACTCCTATAATCGAAAGAAACTCATTATTAAATTTAGCTAAATGCGATTCGTTCGGTATTCTACCAGTCTCGTATCTCATCTTAATTTTAAAAGTATCGTTGTATTCAACTTTTGCACCTTCAAAAACTTTTAAACTTTGCTCAACTGTTACTTTGCAAAGCATTTCAAAAGCAAGTGTCTTGGTGCTTGTTGCGTACCCTCCTGCATCGTCTTTTGTTGCCGTAGTGGTATAAAACTCTATTTTGTCTCTTAACTCACCTGCATTTAATGCTAAAATATCCATGATGGTCGATACATTGCGGCAGTTGTTCGCCAGTTATTAGGTAAAAGTTTCATACCTGCACCATTTAAAGAAATCCCTGTTCGTACTTCAAAATTTTCTGATACGTGTTTGGCAATCGCTAACTTTAAATCAGTAGGGGTATTTACTCCGTAGCCTGCTGTGTAAACTAACACAAGACCGTTTGAAAAATCACCCGTAATTATTTTTTTATCTTGACCCTTTAAAGTATATCCTGTATTAAGCGTCAAAATATTATCGTCATTGTCTTTTGCACTTGTTATGGTAATTATTTTTGGGTAGGGTAGGCGAGTGTCTCCGTAGGCTGCCGACCATTCCGCTGTAACTGTTTGCAAAACCAAAGACAAACAAGACATTTTTTCTATTTCTTCACGTGCTGCAATGATTAAATCATTAAGCAAAGCATCGTGAGTGTCAGTACTAATAGATAGATAGCGTTTAACAAATGCTGTATCAACGACCTCAGCACCAGTTTTAACCCTTATTATGTCTATCAAATTAGTTTGTGCCATCTTCAATTTTTAACTCTTTAGTTTTAGCTTTGATTATTTGAACATTTCCGTTTTGTTCAAGTTTTTTTGCGTTTTCATCAGGCAGTTCACCCTCGTTTCCTGCTGCGATAATTAAAGAATCCTTTCCCCAAATATCAACTATTGCTTTTACTGTTGCCATTGTTTTATATTATTAATTTGAGTTAAAAACTCGTTTAAACCTGCTAAATATTTTGTTGGGTCTAAATCCTTTGCCCTTTCAAATGCAATGTCTGATTTAACTTTATAATACGCTTTATCAGTCATTAATTTGTCAATTTCCAAACACCAAGCTTCTATATCGTTTCTGTCTATTGCGTTTGATGCCGAACCGAGTGCCGAACACAAACCTTGTGCTTTGCTGTTAATTACTGGAATACCGCAGCTAATTGCTTCTATTGCTACCTGCCCATAACTTTCGTATTCGCTCGGCATTAATACTATCTTGCTTTTCTCATAAACCGCCTTAATATTCTTTTGCGGTTTAATGTATTTAATATTTGCAATCGTAGTGTTTTGTATTTGCTCATAATACCCACCATTAACGCCCATAAATTTGTACTGTGGCAATCTTTTTGCAATTTCGATTAATATACTACCGCCTTTATTTTCGTTTAAATTAATAAGCGTTATGTATTCGCCTTTGTCGCTTCTTTTAAATTCTCGATAATCAACAGGTGGAATACAAATACAACTTTTATGATTATAGCCTAATTGATTTTTTACATATTCAGAATTATAGACTAAATAATTAGCGTTAATTCTGCATCTTAAAAGATGGTCAGCAAACGAATTATGAATCAAGTGTACAAGTTTTTTATTAAATTGTCTTGCCCGATTAAAACAGTAATACGTATTGACTAAATGAGTTACAACTAAATCAGCCCACAACCATTCTTTTGAATCATCGCTGTCTTTTATCCATTGCAAAACCTCAACGCCATCAATCGTTTGCTTCTTTTCGACTGCCGTACGTGATAGAACTTTTACTTTATGCCCTACGCTAACCAAATACTTTGCAATACGGTGAGCCATCGTTTCCGCTCCTGCGAGTACTTCATTTGGGTAAGCGTGTAGGTGAAAAAGTATATTCATACAAAGAACTTTATTCTTATATTTCAAAGATTAGTGGGGAGTAATTAAACTCCCCAATGATTATGATGCCAAAGCAGTCCAAGAACCTGTGATAAATGCCGATGGCTGATAAACAGCTAATCCGCATCTTTCTTCTACTCTTACAGTTACCAAATTCTTTTGGAAGTTATCAGAATCTTCACGAGAAATGTCAACTTGAATAGCGTTCTTAACTAAAAACTCCGCCTGTGTCCAATCTCCAACCGTAAATGCATTTGTAGCACAAGCAGTAGAAGGATATAACGGAACACCGCAAAGACGCATAGTATTATCTAAATAAGTCAAGCCAGCCAAAGGTGCAGTATATTCCTTTGCAGTTGTTTTGATTTGCAACAACTCATAATAAGCATAAGGATTAACTAAAATACCGTTTGGTGTCCAGTTAGACTGTGCTAATTGTGAGATTGCGTTAATCAAATAACTAAAACGGTCAGCGTTAGCTGTGTTTGCCATGCCTGTTGGAGCAAAAGCAGTTGCTTGCGTAATGATACCGTTCAAGCGATTAGAACCACCTGCACCGTTTAAGATTTCGTCATCTTCTTTGTCGAGTAGCATTTCTACCATACGACCAGAAGTAAACGCCAACAAACGTGGTATGTCTTGCAAAACCTGCTCAGAATGTCTCTGAAAGTGTGCAATAACAATCGGGCTTGCAGTTACATAAGTTACATCTACATCAGTTTGAGATTTTGCAGAACCTTCAGTTTGAATACCAACTGACCCTTCACCTACCGCATAACGAGGGAATGAGTAGATAGCATCAGTCAAAGGTACAGATGGAATCAAAGAACGAATGTGAACTTTACGTGTCGGCAACTGATTCAACATATTGCTAAATTGGGTTGGCAATGTTCCGCTTGTAGACAGTGCAGTTGTAACGTTACCTACAGCCTTAGCAAAAATCATTTCTTGACCGCTCTCGATGTCCATCGATACACCACGAGATTTGCGGGCAAGGATTCTTGAAAGTTCGTCTTTGTTATCGGCAGCCTGCTCCGCTAAATCTTGGTAGAATGATTTGCTTTGTTTCTCAAATTTTTGATTGTGGCTTTTTTGTGCCAACTCCATTGCGTCTTGTTGCTTACCTAAAGATTCTAATTTCTTAGAAACTTCGGTGTGCTGGTCAATCAAGTTGTTTAATTGTCCTTTCAAAGAATCCTCAATGCCTTTTGAGCTTAGTTTTTCTTGCTCTTCGTATTTTTTCAAACGGTCGTCTACCGCCTTAACGATTTCAACCTTTGCTACTTCAAGTTGTGAATTAAATTCAGTCATTTTTTTATAAGTTGTGTGTGTGAAATGTATTTATTAAGCCCTTAAAAAACTCTTTCGTTAAATCGTCGTTTTTTGCTTGCGGTTGAATTGCTTGTGCGGATTCAATGCCTTTTTGTACGAAATTTTCACCTATCATCGTTTCAAGTAGCTTTATTTCAATATCAAGTATTGCAAAAAATTCATCGGTAAACTTTCCAGTCTTGAAAGCCTTAATCATTTTTGACAAATGAGAAAAAGCCTTTGTTATGTCGTTTTGATAAACTTCTTTAAATAAATTTTTTACTTGTAGTGTTGGCGTATCGGGATTTGCTCCCCAAAGTACTGTTGAGCCTTCATACAGTTTCGCCTGCATAATTTCAGTATAAGAAGTTTGACCTTCTCCAACAGTACGCCATTGACCGCTCGGCACGGTAAACATAACCGAATGTTGATTTATTACTCCTTCTTGATACGCTTTAATTATGTCGCAACCGTGAGTTGTGTCCATAATTTTAGAAGTCATTTTCAAGCCGTAGCTGTCCTCTTCAAAAGTTGGTTTTGATAGTACGTATTCGGGCTGTCTGCGATGGTTAGATAAATGAAACAGTTCGTTTGTGCCACCTTTGCCACGCTCAATGATAGATTTCTTATAGCAGCCTGCCATCATCATATCACCGTCTAAATCTACGTTTCCAAACTTTGAAACATAGGCAACAATAGTATGTTGCTCAGTATCAACGTCTAAGACATCACCGCCAATATTTTTAAAGTGTGTGGACATTATTTATTTGATTAAATAAATATTTGAATTATTTATAAATTTAACAAATAACCAAATAAATAAGTATATTTGTCCTTATAGCTTCATATTATCAATACTTTACTTCATATTATAGCATGAAAGTTGCAACTACGAAAGATGTGATGAAAATTTTTAATTGCTCACAACGATACGCACTAACGAAGATGAAAATCGTACGTGTAGCATTAGGAAAAAGAACCAGTAACGAAGGCAAGAAAGGAGCAGACCCGATAACAGTAGAGCAAGTTATCAAGCATTTTGGACTGGAATAAATATTTAGTATGTTTGTAGGAACTAAAACAATATGATATGGAAAAGGAATCGCCAATATTAAAATTTCTTGCAATTTTAGTTTCACTTGTTTTTTTGCTTGTTGTGTTTGGTAAGTCATGCGGCAATAGTTATGAGCCTATTACGACGATAAAAAAAACAGAAAAAGAAAAAGATTCAAGCGGATCAATTTATAAGCTATCGGAAAAAGAAGAAATAGCTAAAGACCCTAAAAGCTATTTAAAACTAACTCACAAATCTTGGAGACTTGATGGATTTGGAATTATAAGTATGCAAAACTTTGATATTGAAAACACCTCGTCTATTGATATGAAAGACGTATCAATTAAGTTTACGTATTATTCTGAATCTGGAACGGTTTTAAGTGAATCAATCAACGTAGTTTACAAAAACATTAAAGCAAAATCAAAAATAAAAGTCAGAGAATTTAATGCTGGCTTTGTAAACCAACAAACCGCAAGTTGTCAGCTTCAAATAGTTGATGCAGTTGCGATTGTTGTTTATGATTAGGGGAGCGATTAACTCCCCTTTTTTATTAATGTAATATAATATTAAGAAGCCGCCTCACTTGCCGATAATAAAACACCAACACGTAATTTAATAACTTCATTGACGTAATCGCCTTTAGACCAGTCATAACGGTCAAGAGTACCTTTTGAAACTCCCAAATCTTTGTTTGCATTAAAAACGGCTTGCAGGCTACCGTAGTAGCTATGCTTGCCGTCTTTTTCTAAGTGATATATTTTTCTCATGTGTTATTAACTAAAATGAAAATTGAATTACTAATTTTTTTAAACATTCAGAACCAACAGGAAAAAAGCCTTGACTATTATCAATATCTTGGTCAGTTGAAACTATATTACCATTATTTAAAAGTTGTACTTGTTTAGATTTAGCATCTTCTTTTATTTTATTACCACAAATGCAGCAGCAACTTGAAATTGTTATATCCATATTTCTTGCTTTTTCTGTTTGCAACTCAAACAATGGTATTTCTATTATTCTTTCTATTGTATTCATTTTCCTAATTATTTTAAAGTTTGATTTAGCACCCGAAAATTGCCGAGTGCTTTTGACTATATTAAATGTCTGTGTTTGGGTTTGCGATTATCAAGATGCTAAGATAAGCGTCAAAGCCGTTTACTGTTTTTCCGTAATATTTACCAGCATCCTCGCTATTAATGATTTTAGATGCACAGCTTTTAAACTCAGAAGCCGCAACGGTTAAAGAACCTTCTATTGTAAAAGATTTCATAATCATATTTACAATTTTTTTATTTTTTAATGTTTTTGCCTTTGTCATTGTCTTGATTGTTTTAAGGTTTGATTTAGCACCCGACCTTTGCCAGGTGCCTTTAATTTACTTTTTTTATATTTAATCTATATTTTGTGAAGCAAATGAATTACTTATAAAGTTAAACCAAATTATAATAGCACCATATCTTGTTTGTGACGTGTATGAACACTCAGGAAATTGTTTTTTAATTTTATTTGCAAGCGTTTTTGTTTTTGTAGAATTAACAAAACCTAAACCATCTCTTTCAAAATATCCAACTGCCACTTGAATCATATCTTTGTTAATTGTTACATTTTCTAATGAAAAATTATTTTTTGTAAGTCTTTTTGAAATTTGGTTAGCTGTCATTGTCTTGTTTGTTTTAATTAAGGTTCGTTCCCTAATTGCTTGATACAAATATACGGCAAATATTTGTAACTGACAAATAAAAATACAATTATTTTTAAAATATTTGTAAAATAATTATTTATAAATAAAAAAAGTGCCTGACTTAATGAAAAGAAATGCACTTTTGATGAGTTTTAATTTATGTTATTTAATTACCGCCAAACAACTCATTTAATAACTGGCTTATAATAGTTGAAGATAATAGGCTGTTTCCGCTCGTTTGGTTTATTATACTACTTTGCTCGGCAATAGGTGCGTAAAGAATAGCACAACGGCAATTACAAACTTGTGATGCACCACCTGCTGGGTCTCCAGGATATCGCATTTCTACACCGCCAACATTGAAAAATTCATCTTTTTTAATAGCCTTCTTACCTATCATTTCCAAATGGTCGGGTCGTGTCCGCATATCGCTCAAGGCAATCCACGTTTTTTCTAATTCAAACGGAGAATCTAAAACATTGATTTCGGCAGCCTTAGAACTAATATAAGTAGTCTCGGTTCGTGCAATTACTAACGCTCGCTTCTTTGCGATTGCTCCGCTTGTTTTCGATGCAATCTCCTTTGCAATGTCGGGCTTTGTTTTGTTGTCGGCAATACCTCGCTCAATCGTTTCTTTGATTAACTTTCTTGTGTGTTCGGTAATCTTAGTTACTTTGTCGGCAACCTCCAACGATTTGGCAACTTTTGCAAGTTCGGCAATCTTAGCAGCATCACGAAAACCAATATTAATTCCTGCGACTGCCGTACTTAAAGGGTCTTTGTCTTTCTTTGCTGATAACGCAAATTGTGCTTCATAGAACTTCAAAAACTTTTCACCGACCTTTTGGTAAAACTCCGCAAAATCGTTTTTAAATGTTTCCTCTCGTACTACATCGTTTAACCGTGATGGTACGACCTCAATAGGGTAGGTGTCAATCAACTCTTTTAATCCCTGCACCTGCTTTTTGATCGTTTTATAAAAAAAGGTTAAGGCATAGCGTTCTATACGAGCGTTAAACTTGCTGTATATTTTGCTGAATGCTATTTTTTCTTTTTGTGTCATAATTAATACCCTGCTTCCATTGTGGCATCAGGCAATACATTAGCCAAATCGTCTAATATTTGTTTGTTGGTGCTGATCAGAATTTTATCCCCGTTTTCCCCTTGATAGTTGCCGTACTTTAAAACTGCCCGTATTTCGTTAGTGGTAAACACCTCAGCTTCTTTCATTTGCTTTGCTGTTTCTCTATACTCTCGTTGCATTTCTGGAAATACAGAATCGTCAAAATCTAAAAATAGATTTTCATCTTTGTATGATGGTATTAACCAGTTATTCAATGCATTTGCAAGTGCGGTTAAATGTGGCAAAACACCGTCTGTAATCGAGTACAAACGTGCCGTTTGCATATTATCTTTTGTACTGCTTTCGTGGCTGTTCAGTACTACCCTTGTATCAATATGAAACAAAGATGCCCAAAATGCGGTATCGGCTTTTTGAGTTTCTAAAATTTGCAAATCTACTGGCGACATTCCAATAGTAATGCTGTCAAGCGGAATACTATTCACCACTACACCTTGATTGCCTGCCTCCCTTAACCTTTTCCGCATACCCTCGTTTATAGCGTCTACCTGCACCTCGTCGGCAAGGTTTTGCAACTGCTCACCGTTTAATTTAGGGAATATTAATTTAGCTGCACCTCTGTTTTGTAGTGCTTCTGTTTCAGCGTCTAAAGCTTCATTTGATTTTTTGAGTAACCGTGCCGCTGCTTTTAAAACACTTTGCCCTTGTAGCTGACTGCCAGGCGTTTGGTAATCCGCAGAAAAGTTACGGATTGTTAATATCTGCTCGGTTGCTATTTTTATTGATGGGTTACGGCTATCTACATAATAATCAATCATGTTTAAGCCTTCACCGCTATACGCTTGTATGTAATTTGATGGCAGTAACCAAAGTTGCTGAATCTTGCCTGCATTGATACCGTTTTCAGTCCAAACGCCTTGAATCATTGCGTTGCCTACAAACTGCTTAAAAATATAATATCCGTAAACGAATTCGTCCCAGTTCATAAACGGATTTGGTTTGCTCAGTACGTCTAAAATAGGGTGTTCTTCTATTTCTTCAAATGCTAAACTTTTTAAAATAACTTTGTCGGCTGAGTTTTCAAAACCATTTGACTTGAGTAGTTGCTTGTAGCGTTTGGCTGCTGATTTGTTTTTTGTTCGGTAAAGAATAGGTGGTGCTACTGTCATTTTCTTTCCGCACCAGTCGGCAAGTGTAAAAATAACGTGATTGGATTCGTAACCTTTGCGAAGATAAACGTCTGTATTATCACCGTAATATATTACAGGCGATGCTCCAAATTGACGAAGAACTAATTGTGCTGGCTGTGCGGCAATCGGTTCAACTCGCAATGACTTCTCCTGCTTCTTTGTATTAAGAAAATCAAAAAGACCCATTTTATTTTATATTATAGTTGTGTGTATTAACTTATCTTCCAAACAAGTTGCTTTGGTTTGCTTATCTCTGATACGGCATATCTCATTGCGTCAATCGTATGATTAAAAGCATCAATAGGTTTGTTTAAAGCCTTTCCTGTCTTGTCTGTATCCCAAACATAAGAACGAAGTTCTTTAATCATGTTCGTACTATTGCTTGTGATTTTCATTTGATAAGACTGCAAAAAATCAATACCGTATTTTATTGAATCAGTTCCTTTAATTGCGGGCTTAATCGAAATACCTGCTCGCCTAATTTCTTCAATACTCTTTGGCTCAGCACTATCTGCAAATATTGTTGCCTTTGCTCCACCTAAACTTTTGATTTGCCAAACAATATCAGAGTTTAACATTCCTGTTTGATAAATCAATTCATCAAAAATAAGTTCATCATTGTATTTGTAACAAGCTATTAGCGTGGTTGGGTCATTTGTATATCCAAAGTCCATGCCGTAACACAATAGTCTTGCTTCGCTTGGAATAGTGTCTATTAAAGTCCAATTTTTAAAAATAACTCCTTCTAAACTTCCTAATAGACCTAAGCCGTAAACGTTATACCAGTTCTCCCAAAACTTTGATGTTTTTGATTTTTCCTTTGCCTTTTCAATATAATTTTTTGCACTTTCTGGGCAGGCTTCGTTATCAAGATAATTGATTGTTAAAAAATCTACGTCTGCATCGCCTAATAATTCTTCGTGAAACCAAAAAGCATTGGTTGGATTCCAATCTAAATAAACAAATTTCTTAGTTCTTGATGCTAACTCATTATAAGAATAAAAAGTAAGATTATTACACTCATTCATGTATAATATATCACGCCTTGCACCCCTTAGTTTTGAATCATTATCAGCACTAAAAAACTCAATAGCAGAACCGTTTTTAAACGTATATTTAAAGTCTGTGCCGTGCCATCCTGAATTTATCCAGCGACCCGTTTCATTCATAATCTTTTTAAAATCCTTGATTGCACCCCTTTTAAGGTGCGGAATTGATTCGGCAACAATCGAACATTCTATCGAAGGCTTGTCGGCACAGTAGTCTATAATAATAGCCAAAATGCCGTATGTTTTGGACGCACTTGTGCCGCCTTGTACGCCACGAATAAACTTATCAAGTTTTAGTATTTTGTTTATTGCTGTCGTTCTTTGAAAACTCATTTTATAACATCGGGGAATAATGGCTGCTCAACCATCATTACTTTTGTTTCATCGGGTGAGTTATCGCCTTGCATTTTGTTGTGTATTTCAATCGCTTTCATTTTATCAACTACGTACGGACTAACAGGAACTTTCTTTGGTACACCCTTATCAAAAAATACTTTTTCATCTTGAACTGTACCCTTTATAATGCTTTCTAAAATCTTTAATTTTTCTTCACGGCTCATAATAGCCGATTCTACGGCTTCAATATGTGCTTGTATAGTAAGGCTTTCAGTTATTACTCTACGCTTGTCTTGAATGACTTTATATTGCTCATTTGCTTCTTCCCATCTTCTTTGAAATGTTCTTTTTGGTAATAGCCATTTGTAGCCATTTATAGCCAAAACCTCAGTAAAGCCTTTTCCGCTTTCAATTTCAATTATTATTTCATCTATTATTTTTTGCTTTGTTGGTGTCATTTATAATTTTTTATTAAACTGCTTCCAGTCAATTAGATGATGATAGCGTCCAAATCTTATTACAGTTTTTGCATATTGAGGCCAAACACTTTCAATCATTTTTGCTTTTAAAAGTAATTTATTTTTGTCATTATTTTTATAAAGTTCGTCTTGATTACCTCCTTTCATTTTTGCGACTGTACTTGTTTTTCTTATCATGTAATAAATGCACGATGAAGTTTTACCGCCGTGATGAAGAACATTTAAACATAAATCAATATCCTCATTATACTTTAATCTCCACCTATACGGTAAAGATGTTTTAATTAACATTGCTGAATAAACGTGAGTATTAAATTTAAAAGGCATTTTGGGTGGCTTTGCTACAAAATATCTATATTCAAAGCCTGATATGTCATGTTTGTTTATTGTTGCAAAAATTTCAACATATTTTATAGCATCAATTCCATTTTTATATTTCTGTTTTTTCCCATCTATCCACTTATCAAAACAGGCTATATTATCATCAAAACACCAATAATAATTAAATCCTTTTTGCTTTGCATCTTCCCAACAGTAATTTCTTGCAGGAAATGAACCTAAACCAAGGTTTTTAAAAGGTAATTTTAAAACATATTTTGAACCAAGAATCTTACAATAATCTTCATATTCTTGAGGCTCAACTGCAATTAAATAATCAATACTACATAATGCAAAATACTTAGCTGTCAATGGGTTTTTAAATCGACCTTTTGAAATTATGTAAATTGGGTACATAGATTTATTTGCCATGCTTGACCTTGCTTTTTTAATATTAATTTATATTCACTAAATTTTTCAATCCAACTTTCAGCAGCATTTATATCATCAAAAGTTATTACTATTTTTTGATAATTAGACGATACTCCTATTGGGTCAAAATCTTCATTTAAATTTAATTCATTTTCTGATAACTCATTAATTAAATGTTCTTTTGTATAACTTTTTACTCCCCATGTCTCACAAACCTCAGCGTTTAACGTTTCGGCAAGAACTTCCTCGG